TTACCACATGATACTTTTATTTCGTTACCAGCGTTCGCCGTTATAAAGTTTAAACTATTACCATAAGTAAATGACAACCTAGTAGTGCCACCTTCTTTAAGAGCAAAACCAGCACTTGTAGTCTCAAACTTTTTAACGTTGTCGTGATATAGCTCTATGGCTCCGTTACCTTTAACTTCTATTCCATTCTCTCCGTTTTGAGGTCGTATATGAACATCATCAGAAGCTTGTAATAATAAATCATCAGCATTTCCATTTATAATTAAATCACCTGTCTCACCAGTAATCCTATTATTAGTACCATCGTGATAAATTTGTATATCTTGACCAGCACCAATTTGTAGTCTGTCATTATCATTTTGTAAACGTACATCGTCATAAAAAAGATTTCCATGTGATGCATGCGTTTCAAACTTTTTAACGTTGTCGTGATATATCTCTACGGCTCCGTTATCAGCACAGGTTAAATAAGTTTCGTCATCATCATAATTAGTAAGTTTTATAGAATTACTAGATAGTTTTAAATCACCTGTAATATTTTCAATTTTAGATCGTGTTCCATTATGGTCGATTCTTAAATCCCCACCTGTACCAAATACAGCTTTATCATTATCAGCAAAGTCAATATCATTACCATTACTTTGCAAGTCACCACCTAGCTGCGGAGAACTGTCACCGACTAGATCTGTACTTACTGTTTCAAACGTAGGATCTGCTCCGTTGTTTGCTCGTAAAAACTTACCATTGTTAGATCCAGTACCATGTGGAAGTTTGGCTAGTGTTACAGCTTCGTCAGCTATTTGTGCTGTTGACACTGCATTTGCAGCTATCTCAGCACTTCCAACGGCATCTGTAGCTATGTCAGCAGCAGTAATAGTGTTAGCAGCTATGTGTGCTGATGTTACTGCGTTTGCTGCTATTTCAGCACTTCCTACTGCATCTGTAGCTATTTTTGCTGCTGTAACTGCGTTATTAGCAATCTTAGCTGTAGTTACATTACCGTCTGCTAATGCACCAGTAACATATATTATACCGTTCATGTTAGCATGACTGGTACACTGATAGTATAAAACATCAGGAGCATCGTGCTGTACTTCTACAATAACTGTACCGCTACCAGCGTTGTTTGTAACGCCAGTATTGTATGCAGTACCGCTTGCTCCAGATGTACTTTGTATTCT